AAAGGAATTTAAGAAAACAAATGGACAAAGTTTTAGAAGACATTGAAAGATTAAAAGATCAAAACAGAGAAATTAAATATACAAACGGGAGCTCACAATGATAGAGGCTGTTGTAGGATTACTGATGTTTATTAATGGAGAGATTAAGGAGGCACGACTGCAAGACTCGATGGCTATGTGCCTTCGCGGTAAGCGTGAAGCGGAGAGGACCTTCTCCGAATCTGTTACATATAAATGTTGGAAGGGAAAAGCAGAATTAGAGTCAAATATAGATGGATCTTTATCAATAAAAAAGTTAATTATAGATTAATTTTTAGTAAAAAATAATGAAATTTTTAAACAATTGGTCTTCCAAGGAATTTAAAATATCTAGTGATTTAGTACATATGGATATTTTAAAAGAAAGTTTTTTTACTTATCCAAAAAATTTACCTGATTATTATAAAAATATACCAAAATTTATAGAGCTTAAAGATTCTTTTAAAAAAGGACGAACAATGAAACATTGCTCGGGATTTACTAATTATTTTAGAAACATGATTTCATTTCGATCACCTTGCGACATTCAAATAATTAGAAAAGAAAATAAATTAGAGGCTTATTTTGGAAGTCGTAGTTTAAATGACTCAAAAAGATTTAATCTACATAGTCCTGATCAATTTTTAAAACATGTTAACCAGGATAAATATTTAGGTATAGCTAAAATAGATCTTGATATAAAATTTTTATGTAATGCACCAATGATAGTTTCAAATCCTTGGTGGTACTTAAATAAATTTGAAATTTTACCAGGTATAATTAATGCTTCAAAATCATTACATTATTTAAATTTATTTTTACCCATAGAAAAAAATTTTGATAATTTAATTATCAAAAAGGGTCAGGCTTTATGTGACATTCATTTTGAAACAGAAAAAAAAATAAAAATAAAATTTGTTAAAGAACTTGATGCATTAGATTTGTGTGATTATTATTTCTCTGTATTTAAAAAAATGATTTTACCAAAAAGAATTTTTAATGAATAGAAATGTAGCATATTTTAAAATGCCTAAATGTGCGTCTACAACCATACAAATTTGTTTTGAAAATTATGAAAATTTATTTTTCTATCATAATTATGAAGAATTTCTATCAGATATTGAAATAGATAAAAAAAACTGTCTTAAGTTTACAACTGTAAGAAATCCATATCAACGAGCAATATCATCATGGCAACATTGCTTAAAAGAAAAATGGATTGAAAAAATTAGTTTGCTAGATTTTTTAAAATTTGATTATAAGTTAAGAAATGAGACTATTTTATATTCTATGCCTCAAACTACATACATAAAAGAACTATTAAAAAATGATATAAATTTTGTCATAAAAATTGAAAATTTAATTGATGAGTTTAAAAAATTTTTACCTAGTGTTAAAATAACAAATAATTATAATGTTAACACAAAAGAAAAGTATAATCTATCTAATATAGAAAAAGAAAAAATTGAAGAAATATTTAAAGATGATTTTATTTTTTTAAAATACAAATCAAATGAGGACTAGACTAAAGACTTTTTTAATATTAAAATTAAACATATGAATTTGACACGAAACTTTTCTTTATTAGAGCTAACTAAATCAGACACAGCTATCAGAAAGGGTATTGATAATAATCCCAACGCTGATCAGATAGAAAAATTAAAATTACTTTGTGAAAATATTCTTCAACCGGTGCGTGATCATTTTGGTAGAGTTAAGGTCACTAGTGGATTCCGAAGCGTAGAATTATGCACTGCAATTGGTAGCTCTGCTAATTCACAACACGCCAAAGCTGAAGCCGCAGACTTTGAATGTCCAGGAGTAGATAATGTTGAATTATTTGATTGGATTAAATCTAACCTTGAGCCAGATCAGCTTATTCTTGAATTTTACACTCCCGGTGAACCAAACAGTGGATGGATTCATTGTAGTTGGGTACCTGAGGGTAGACGTGCATCATTTTTACATGCGTTTAAATCAGAGGGTAAAACAAAATATAAGCCTATACTTGGCAAAGCAAAAGATGTATTTATATAATTATGGCAATAACTAGATCACAAATACCTAAACAAGTAGAGGGGAAATTAAGAGGGGCTAGAGATGAAAAAAAGAAAAAAAGAAGAGTCATCAAAGCTATCAAAAAGAAATCCCTTAGCAAGAATACTAGGATCTATACTGTTTAAACAAAAAGTGGTACAATCTAAAAAATTGTATAACAGAAAAAGGTTTAAACATTATGACTAAACTATGTCCTAGGGGTAAAGCTGCAGCGAAGCGAAAATTTCGAGTATACCCCAGCGCATATGCTAACGCATACGCTAGTAAAATTTGTGCAGGTAAAATAAAAGATCCATCAGGTGTAAAAAGAAAAGACTTTAGAGGACCAAAACCTGCAGGTAAAGTTAGTGGAGGAGAAGCTAAAATAAAAAAAGTAGCAAAGGCTTTACACAAAGCTTCAGGTCTACATAAAGCACAAGCTAAATCTTTAGACTCAATTACAAAAGCAACAACTGGAACATTTGCACAAAAACTTGAACCATATAATGGTAGTTATGTAAAAGGAGATCTAGCAGGTCATAGCGTGTCAAATAAAAGTCTTAATAATTATTATAAAGGCATGATTAATGACTAAGAAAAAAGGTAGAATGTTTACTGCTGCAGAAGTTAGAGCCTTAGACGAGGCTAAAGCCAAAAAAAATTTTAGAAAAAAAGATAGAATAGAATCTAGTGGCGATAAAGATAGAATTAAACTTATGGAATATAATTTAACTGGCTATAGAGAAGGTGGCATGTGCCGTGGAGCTGGAGCCGCTATCAAGGGGACAAAATTCAAAGGTGTTTTCTAATGGGACTAAAGAAATGGTTCGATCAAAAATGGGTGGATATTGGAAGCAAACGAAAGGATGGTTCCTACGCACCTTGTGGTCGTTCAAAATTAGCAGCAGATCGGAAACGGAAGTATCCAAAGTGCGTCCCTGCTGCAAAAGCGGCAAGGATGACAGAGTCCCAGAGGAAGAGTGCCGTTGCAAGGAAAAGAGCTAAACCACAAGGAGTTGGTGGTAAGCCAACAAATGTCAGTACCTTTACCAAAAAGTATTATGGTGGTATGATAGAGGTATGAGTGAAACTTTATTTAAAGCAGGTCAAGCTTTCACAAGAGCTTATAAAAAATTCGATGATTTTGCCGAAAAAGGTGTAATAGGTAAATTAAAAGAAAGATTTACAAAAAAACCTACATTAAGCAAGAGTAAAGAATTAGTTGTATTTGATCCGAAAAAATCTTTACCTGCAAAAACAAAATTACCTAAACCTAAAACTAAATTAGGTAAGTTAAAAACTGTAGGTAGAGTTTTATCAAGAGGAGCCGTGCCTTTAACTTTAGGTATTGAGGGTGCAAACATAGCTTACAAAATAGCTACAAGAACTCCTGAAGAAAAAGCTAGAGCAAAAGCTATTAAAACTAAATTAAAAAAAACAAGCACAAAAGATTATCATAGTGATCTTTTAAAAATGAGTACGGGAGGAGATACAATGTTAAAAAAAATACCTGAAGGGCCTAAAGGAGAAGGTCTAAGAAAACTTAAAGCAAAAAGACCAGATGTAACAAAAAAAATGGGCTTTGCAAAAAAGGGAAAAATGTTAAAAGCTAGTTACGGAACGATGGCAAAAGGTAATATCAGTGAAGCTTTACAAAAAGAAAAAGTTAAAAAAGCTGAAAAAGAATTGACTAAAAGAACTTTAATAAAAAGATTAAGAGGAGCACAAGTTGGTCCTGCTGAAGAAGCCAAAGTTGAAAATATGACACAAATGGAAATGAACAAAAAATTAGCCAGTTTAGCTGCAAAATCTGCAATGAAAAAAAGAATTGGTGGAATGTCTTATGCTAATGTTGGTATGGCTGCAAAAAAAGTTAGAGAGAAAGAAATGATTAAAGCATCTGAGGGTAAATCTGTAAGAGGCTATGGTGCAGCTAGAACATCAGGCATGGGTTTACAGGATGAACAATTAGTACCAGGGAAGTCTTTAGATTATTATAAAGATTTAATGTAATGAATTATGGCAACATCAGGAACATCATCATTCGATTTAAATATCGATGAAATTATTGAAGAGGCATACGAGAGATGTGGTATGCGAACCAATAGTGGCCATGATTTACGAAGTGCAAGAAGAAGTTTAAATCTTTTATTTTCAGAATGGGGCAACAGAGGTGTCCATCTTTGGAAAGTATCTTTAAATGAGGTAGCATTAGTAGCAGGTACTGCACAATACGCAGTAAATGCAAGTGTTAACGATGTGTTGGAAGCTTATATATCAACAACTGCTGCAGCTAGTAATACCTCATCAACAAACGATATCTCTTTAACAAAAATTGATAGATCTGCATATGCAGCTTTACCTAACAAACTGCAAACAGGACAACCATCACAATATTTTGTTGATAGACAAACAACACCACAAATATTTTTATATTTAGCACCTGATGCTACTACTTTCACGACATTAAAATTTTATACTATAGATAGAATTCAAGATGTAGGTGGATATAATAATCAAACCGATGTGGTTTATAGATTTTTACCGTGCATGTGTTCAGGTTTAGCTTATTATCTAGCACAAAAAAGAGCTCCAGATAGAATACAAGTTTTAAAACAACTTTATGAGGATGAATTGTTAAGAGCTTTAAATGAAGATGGTCAGAGAACATCTGTATACATATCTCCTCAAACTTATTTTGGGGATGGTGTCTAATGAGTTTTGCAAGTGGAAAAAGATCTAAAGCTATATCTGATAGATCAGGAATGGAATATCCTTATAGAGAGATGGTTAAGGAATGGAACGGCTCACTAGTGCATATAAGTGAGTTTGAACCAAAACATCCACAACTTGATCCACCATATCATAAAGCAGATGCCATAGCATTAAAAAATCCAAGAGTGATGAAATTTCAACAACCTACTCAAGAATTTGCAAATGATAATACAATTTCAAATTCAGGTGGCATACATGTAGGTGTTGCAAACTTATCTTTACCAGGAGAGTTTGCTTTTAAGACACAAGAATTTAATGTTACAACTAACGGTATTACTACAACAATACATAGTATGGTGCCAGAAGACCCATCTGTGCAAAATAGAAGAAGAGAAATGCTAAGTAATATTGGAAGCGTGGAGGTTAGTATTTCATAATGTCTATAACACACGCAAATTTTTTAACACAGGTAAGAAACTATACAGAAGTTGATAGTAATGTTTTAACAGATGCTATAATTCAAGATTTTATAAGATCTGTAGAGTTGGATGTTGCGGGTAAAGTAGATTATGATGATCTAAGAAAATATGCTACATCTAATTTTACTGCCGCAAACAGAGCTGTGTCGTTGCCCTCTGATATTTTAATTATTAGATCTGTGGAACACATAGATTCTTCAGGCAATAGAATTTTTTTAGAAAAAAGAGATATAAGTTTTATTTCTGAATTTAATGGGACAGGTAGACAAGGCACCCCTCAATATTATGCAAATTTTGATGATTTCAATATCTTAGTAGCACCTACACCAGCATCTGCAGATACGATTCAGGTAAACTATATTAAAGATCCACCTAATTTTACATCAACAAATAATACCTTTTTATCCACATATCAAGAGTCGATGTTATTACATGGTGTTTTAGCTGAGGCTTTTAGATTTTTAAAAGGACCTGACAATCTATACAACCTCTACAATTCAAAGTATAATGAGGAAGTACAAAATTTTGCCCTACAACAAATGGGTAGAAGAAGACGTGGAGAATATACAGATGGAGTACCAAGAATTAAAGTAGATTCTCCTAGTCCATAAATTTAAAGGAGAATAATTATGGCAATAACAACAAACGCAATTTGTGATTCTTTTAAAAAAGAATTACTACAAGCTAAGCATGACTTTGATACATCGTCTGATACTTACAAGTTAGCGATGTTTACAAGTTCTGCAACTTTAGGTAAATCAACTACAAACTATACAACTTCAAATGAAGTTTCTTCTCCATCTGGATATACAGCTGGTGGAAAGGCTTTAGTAAACCAAGGTGTAAAAGTTTCATCTTCAGTAGCTATTACTGATTTTGCAGATTTATCTTTTGTTGGTGTAACACTGACAGCTAGAGGTGCACTAATTTATAACACTACAACAGACGGTGGATCGAACACTACAGACGCAGTAGCAGTGTTAGATTTTGGTGGAGATAAAACGGCTACATCGGGAACTTTTACAATACAGTTTCCAGCGTTTACAACTTCGGCTGCTATTTTAAGATTAGCTTAAGGAATAAAATGAATGTCAAATGCATGGGGTGCACTTAGTTGGGGACAAGGTAGTTGGGCAGCACAAGGTGATGTCGGAATTACTCTCTCAGGAATAAGTGCATCCTTTAGCATTGGCAATATTGCAGTAGACAATGAAATCCAAGTTGGATGGGGTGGTGATACTTGGGGTGAGAATGAATGGGGTGACCTCTCAGGATCACAACCTACCATAACTGGAATATCAGCTTCTTTTTCTATTGGAAGTATAACAGTATCGGGTGATGCAAATGTATCTGTCACTGGTATATCTTTAAGCTCATCTCTAGGAGAAGAAACTGCAGGAATATCTTTTTTATTTGAAGCGACTGGTAATTTATCATCTTTAGGTATTGGTAGTGCAACAATCGGAATAGGTGTTCCTGTTACAGGAATTTCCGCAACTTCGAGTATTGGTGCTACAACAATTGATGAATCTGAACTAACAGGTATTGGTTGGGGTAGAAGAGCATGGGGTAATTTAGCTTGGGGTGAAGCTTACTCTGTTTTACCTGCAGGACAACAATTAACATCTACAATAAATTTCCCTGCTGCTAATGCATTTACTGATGTTAATGTATCTGTAACGAGTGCAGGTCAGTTAAGTAGTTCTTTAGGAAGTTTCTCTCTACAAATAGATCAAGATATCACCGTATTTGCTTCAGAAGATCAATTAGATTTTACTATTGGTTCTCTACAATTTGAAGCAGATGCAAATGTAACTGTTTCTAGTGCAGGTTTACTAACAGGTTCAATAGGTAATACAGTTGCTGGATTAAAAACACCGGTGGATGTAACTGGTATACAAGCGTCATTTACTTTAGGAAGTATAAACCTAATACAAACAACTACCGAATCTCCTACTGGTTTACAGGCGGCCTTAACTTTAGGACAACATGCAGAAATTCCAGGTCAAATTATAGGGGCCTCTGGTTTACAGATGACATCATCTATAGGTTCTGTTTCAGTGACTGGAACAGCAGGAATTGATGTTTCAGGCATACAAATGACTGCTTCTTTAGGTAATGTAAATATAACACCATGGCAAGAGGTTGATTTAGGAGTTAATAATACATGGACAGAGGTTGATTTGGCTGCATGATAAATGTATAATATGATTATTTAAGGAGAAATTTATATGGCATCTAGTTATTCAAGTGATCTTAAACTCGAACTTATGGTAACCGGTGAAAATGCTGGTACATGGGGTGATAAAACAAACACAAATTTAAATTTAGTACAACAAGCAATTGCAGGTTTTGAATCAGTAACATTATCTGCAGGAGGTACTACTGCACTTGTTATGTCTGACGGTGCCTTATCAAATGCAAGAAATCTCGTAATAAAATTTGCAACTATTACGGCAACATCGGGAACTATTTGTACAATTCCAGATTCAATTGAAAAATTTTATATTTTTGATGTTACGGCAGTAACTAATCCAACAAACCTTACAATTAAAACTGCATCAGGAACTGGATTTACTCCTGACGCACAAAAAATTTATGCAGCGTATTCTGATGGAACAAATCTTAATGAGGTTTCACTAGATACTTTAGGAGGAACAATTGGAACTGCACAAGTTGCAGATGACGCTATTACAAATGCTAAAATTGCAGACGATGCGATTAGAGCTGCACAAATTTCAGATAACGCAGTTGTAACTGCTGGTATTTTAGATTCTAATGTAACTACTGCAAAAATTGCAGATGATGCAGTAACTGCTGACAAACTTGCTAATACCGCAGTAACTGCTGGGACTTATACTGTAGCAACATTAACGGTTGATGCTCAAGGTAGAATAACATCAGCTGCTTCAGGATCGGCTGGAGGAGCTGCAAGTTTAGGATTATTCGCTAGAGGACCTGCAAGTGGTACATATACCGCACAACCTGGAATTACAGATTTATATGTTTACGCATGTGGAGGAGGTGGCGGAGGAGCTGGTTCTTCCGATGGTTTTAAAGGGCGTGGTGGAAGAAAAGGAGGATTTGGTTTTTTTGATGTTGATGTATCGGCACCTTTTTCTCAACCATACGCAGTTGGAGCCGCAGGATCTCCAGGTCCAGCATCAGGATCTTCAGTTGGAGGCGCAGGAGGGGACACTCTTTTAGGACCTGGTGGAAATGTTGTTGCAGCGTTTGGAGGTACAGGAGGTTTAAGGAACAGTAGTTCAGGAACTCCAGGATCTGTACCAGGTGCTAAATTTGATTTATCACCCGTTATACGACAAAACACAGGAAGATCTCCAGTGCCTGATTCAAGTTTCGTACCAACTATTAATGCTGCTTCTGCTCTTTCAGGAACTAGTTTTAGTAGAACAGAGTATGATACATATGCTCCAGTTATTGGAATTGGTGCAGATATTATAACCTCAGAGGGAATTTCTTTAGACACAAAAATGGGATCAAGTGGTGCAGGAACTGGTCCAGGTTCAGGTCAAGCTGGTGGAAAAGGGGTTCTAGTTATATTTGAAATAGATTAATAGGAGATACAATGGCATATTTTTATTTTAAAAACAATTATTTACAAAAAGCTTGTAATACAGAATCAGATAAAAATAAATTAGCAGCACAAAAAGAAGCTAATGGTTGGATAGAAAAAGATGTAAGTGAAGATCAATTTCAAGCTGCAGAATTATGTACTACTTTTTTTACATTAAATGAAAATAGCGATGTTGTTGAGGAAGCCAACACTACTATAACTCCAGATAATGATGCTATGGAGAGAGAAAGACAACAAATGGTTAAAGCAATTAATGACTATCTAGAAAACACAGAAGATTCTGATTGGGAGGCATATAAAGAATCTTTACTTGATTTTGTAATACCTGCTGATTTGACCTATCCTTATCAAGGTAATCTTGTTAAATTATTGAGAGAAAATGGAATTTCAGACGCACCAAGTTTGTTGCGTCTACCTTAAAAAAGTGTATAAAACAATACATGAATATAAATGAATTTATTCATGTAGAGGATAATTTAATTTCACCCACAATAGTGGCTCAAATAATAAGATATGCTAATACAGTAAGTTATGATGTTGGCACTACGATTGGTGACAGAAATCCTGAAACAGTAAAAACTATAAGAAATACAGAAACCTTTCCACTTTATTCTTTATCCCCATCCTTAACAAACGCACATTGGGCAAATTTATTAATTCATTATTTTAGGATAGCTTTTGATAACTATAAGAAAAAATTTCCGTATGTAGATTATAAAAGAATATTAGATTTATCTATTTTAAAATACGAAACAGGTGGATTTTATAAATTTCATATCGATCATGCAGAAGCAATACCAAGAACTTTGAGTGTAATTATTTTATTAAATAATGATTATGAGGGTGGTAATTTAACATTTTTAGATCAAGCATCAAAACCAGAAAAAATTATTGAAAATAAAGTAGGTAGGCTAATTTTATGGCCAAGCAATTTTATTTATCCACATTGTGTTACACCAGTAACAAAAGGAACAAGGTATTCTATTGTATTATGGGCACTTTAAAAAAAGATTTTAAATATAAAAAAATTAAAAATTTTTTAACGGTTGATGAGGCTAAATTTTTAAGAAGATATACAATAATGTATCATCAAAATAATATTGATAATTTTGATTTTAGACAAAATAAAAATGCAGACACCTCATGCTATTCTGATTTTGCTATGGAAGCTTTAATGATTGGTAAAAAAGAATTAGTTGAAAAGGAGTCGGGTTTAAAAGTTATACCCACTTATTCTTATTGGAGATGCTATACTAAATTTGCAGATCTTAAAGAACACAAAGATAGACCATCTTGTGAAGTCAGTGTAACTTGTCAAATTTCAAGTTGTGGAACAAAATGGCCAATAATAATTGATGAAAATGAAATTTATCTTGAAGATGGAGATGCAGTGATGTATTGGGGTACAGATGTACTTCATTCTAGAAAAGAATTTAACGGGGATTATCATATTCAAACTTTTTTACATTATGTTGATGCAGATGGGCCTTACAAAGAATTTGCAAAAGATAAAAGATTAAACTATGGGATGAAAGAATGAAAATAATAAGTAAAGATGATGGTAGTTGTAAATTTATCTTCTCTGAAGAGGAGGTAAATATTTTAAATAATACTAAACAATTAACTTTGCCACCTGAGGCCTTTAAGCATGTGATTAACACTATGGCAAAAACTCTTGCCGAGTGTATGCATCGTTTTCCTGAGGATGTAAAAAAGATTACTAGCAAAGAAAAAGAAGAAATAAAAACTACAGAGTAAGTCTAGAGAAAACCATTTTTATAGGTTAAAATAGAATTATGCCATTAACAAACGTACAGATACAACCTGGTTTTAATAAACAAGTCACACCTACTGGTGCAGAGGGTCAATGGATAGACGGTGATTTTGTTCGATTTAGATATGGATTACCTGAAAAGATTGGAGGTTGGGAACAGTTAGTAAGCACTACATTAGTGGGTGCTGCTAGAGAACAATTTATTTGGGCAGATTTGGATGGTAGGAGATATGCAGCTATAGGAACTAATAAGTTATTAGTAGTTTATTATGAAGATGCATTTTATGATATAACGCCATTAGATACTGCATTAACGGGTTGTACTTTTGATACAGTAAATACATCGGCTACTGTTACTGTAAATAAAGCTGCGCACTCTTTAGAGCCAGGAGATCTTTTTACTTTTACATCAGTAACACCCCCATCAGGCGCAGGATATTCTGCAGCAGATTTTACAACAAATACTTTTCAAGTTGTAACCGTCCCTAATAGTGATGAATTTACAATAACAATGGCTAGTGCAGCAGGAACCACCGTAAATGGTAGTGGGTCTGCAACTGTTAACCCTTATGTAAAACCAGGAAGTTTAAATTTTACTTATGGCTTTGGTTGGGGTACAGGTCTTTGGGGTGGCGGACAACAATTATTTGGTACTTTAAATGGTGCTTTATTAGATGACACTGCAGGAACTGGTGGGTCAGGGACATCAATAACTTTAGCCTCTACTACAGGTTTTCCAACATCTGGAACAATTAAGGTAGGCACTGAATTTATTTCGTATACAGGAGTATCATCAAATGATTTAACAGGTATTACTCGAGGAGTGGCAGGAACTAGAACTGCGCATTCGAGTGGTGCTGGAGTAGAATACTTTACTGGTTGGGGTGAGGCTTCTCTATCTCAAACATTATCAATAGATCCTGCATCATGGTCTTTAGATAATTTTGGTGAAAAATTAATAGCGACAGTAAAAAATGGTAAAACATTTGAATGGAATCCAATTAATTCAAATCCTAATGCTTTAAGCACAAGAGCAGCAGTTGTATCTAATGCTCCTACAGCTTCCGTTATGTCACTTGTTTCTGATAGGGATAGACATTTATTTATGTTAGGCACTGAGACAACTATTGGAAGTCCTAATACACAAGATAGAATGTTTATAAGATTTTCTGATCAAGAGGATATTTCAGATTATACTCCTACATCAGTGAACACTGCGGGTTCTTTTAGATTAGATTCAGGAACAAAAATAGTTGGAGCAGTAAAAGGTAAAGATTATACATTTGTAGTTACGGACACATCTGCTTATGTAATACAATTTGTAGGACCTCCTTTTACTTTTTCCGTTAGACAAGTTGGATCTAATTGTGGTGCCATAGGTCAACATTCTATAAAATATGTAAATGGTGCTGTCTATTGGATGGGTGAGGCAGGAGGTTTTTTTGTTTACGATGGTACAGTTAAAGCTTTACCTTGTTTAGTTGAAGATTTTGTTTTTACCACTAAGGGTGATAATCTTGGTATAAATTATCAAAACGGTGAGTCTGTTTATGCAGGTTTATACAGTTTATACGAAGAAATAAATTGGTTCTATCCAAAAAGTGGTAGTAACAATGTAGATAGATGTGTTACTTTTAATTATCAAAGTGGAACTTGGACTACAGGTTCTTTAGCTAGAACAACATATACTGATGCTAATCTTTACGATCATCCTTATGCAACTGAATTTAATTCAACAGGAACTCCAACATTTCCAACAGTGCAAGGTGTTACAAATGTAAACGGATCTACTATTTATTATTCACATGAAGTCGGAGTAAATCAGGTTGATTCAACAGGAGCAAAAACTGCAATTCCTGCTTTTATACAATCAGGTGATTTTGATTTAGCACAAGGTGGCGATGGACAGTTTTTTATGAGTGTAAGAAGATTTATACCTGATTTTAAATTAATACAGGGTAATGCAAAAGTAACTATAAACTTAAAAAGATTTCCTGTTAGTACCGAAACATCCTCGCCTCTCGGACCTTTCACTATTACAAGCTCCACAGAAAAAATTGATACTAGAGCAAGATCAAGATTTGCTAATTTAAAAATTGAAAATACATCAACTGATGAAAGTTGGCGTTACGGTACTTTTAGAGCAGATGTTCAGCCTGACGGCATGAGATGATTTATAGGGAATATATTTACGATATTGATAAAAGTCCATTAGGCATTTCGAGTAATATTTGGCATTTCCATAATAAAATTAATAATATAGATTTTAACAAATTAAATAAATTCTTATTAAATTTAGAAAAAGCTTC